GGAGGTGGAGCCTCCGCCACCTCCACCTCCTCCGCAGCCTTCTACCCAGATCCTAGTAACACCGGCAGGTACAGTGAAGGTACCTGATGCAGTAAATGTCTTGGAGCTAGCAAATATATCGGATAGAGTTCCTCCGCCAATATCTCCGGCAGTAGTAGCTAATGATATATTTCCACTTCCGTCAATAGAAACTGACCCAGTAATGTCCCCGGTTAAAGTCAGAGTTCTAGCAGTTCCCCACTTAGCCGTAGTAATGTTAGCACTACCATCAAAAGCAGTACCATTGATAGTTCTTGCGGTTGTTAGCTTGGCAGCACTACCAGTAGTATTCTGATTACCTGTAGTGTTAACTCCTGGCAAGTTAATGTTAGCACTTCCATCAAAGCTTACTCCCCCGATAGTTCTTGCTGTTGTTAGCTTGGCAGCACTACCAGTAGTATCCTGATTACCTGTAGTGTTAACTCCTGGCAAGTTAATGTTAGCACTACCATCAAAAGCTACCCCACCGATGGTTCTTGCTGTTGTTAGCTTGGCAGCACTACCAGTAGTATTCTGATTACCTGTAGTGTTAACTCCTGGCAAGTTAATGTTAGCACTTCCATCAAAGCTTACTCCCCCGATAGTTCTTGCTGTTGTTAATTTAGCCGCTGAAGCTACAACTTTATTTACGTCAGCCGTATTATCTACGTTACTTAGTCCAACTTGGTCCTTAGTAACACCGTGCGGGTTATCACTATCACTTACGTGAGTGTTAAACTCTGTAATATTGGGCATCGGGTGCCCTCCTGTTGTTACACCATCATGCACCACCAAGGCCTTCTTAGTAGTATCCATAGTAACTTCACCTAAATCTCCAGTAAAAGTACTATGTTCTAGAGTAGTACCTCTTCTTAAAAGTAACTTTTTAGCCATTATATTCCTCCGAAATCAAATGTATTAGTTGCTACCCAACTATTGGAAGTATACACAAGCATATCTCCTTCAGCTGGCGTATTAGTAGTTATTACTGTATTAGGGTTAACGGTAACACTAATAGGTAACGGCAATAACGTTCTAACAGGAGAGTCTCCACCTATTTGAAACTCATATGTAGAGTCTGCTCCTCCTCCGTAATCAGTCCCATAATATTTTATAACCACTCTATCAGTAGCTATAAAATCTGTGATTTGTATTAACACATTAGAGCTAAACTGGGTATAATCACTAGTTTCTACTAATAAAGTATCACTACCCGTGCCTATTAAAGTCTCAGTTCCCGCAGCATCTCTTTTATAGATATTAAAGTAAAATAATCCTTGGGAGTTACCTGAAACTCTTCTGATATTCCCTATGGTACTAACATTAATAACCCCGGTATTTCCATTAATTAAAGACTCATCAGCTATTAGACTAGCCAATAGTACATCGCTTCCTGATAATACCCCGGTACTGAGGTTAACCGCAGTGTCATTAAAATCAGGGTCAGTAACTTCACTAACAAGTTTGTAGTACCCAAAGTCTCCAACTACAGTAGTTGGGTATAAGACTACCGAAGAAGATAAAAGGCTAATATCAGCTTTAGTATCTAACCTAGACTCTATCTGAACAGAAGAATAGGTCTTAACTAAGGAAGGAGAAGAGTCGTCTATAACCCCATCAGTAACTATTTGAGCGGCTTTTATTGCCCAATGTTTTGCTGAGTATTGCCCAGGAACTACCTCAAAGTCTTCTGCAGCAGATGCCCATCTATATGCCATAGTTTCACTATTAGCAGCATTAGCCTCAGATTGAGTTGCTGAGTTAGCCATTAAAGTAGCTGTAGCTGCATTATCATCAGCCTGTAAAATCTCCGTAAGGTTTGGTACAACTTGAGTAGCCACATTAACTACATGACTAAGGTTATTAGAAACTGATACCACATCTCCTATACTAGAGGATACTGTACCTATATCTGCAGCATATGGCGATAATACAGCAATATCTGCAGCATAAGGAGCCAAGGTATTAACCCCGGAAATAGCACTAGCCACAGAAATAATAGAGGATATATTGTCTCCACATATAATAACTTGAGCTATTGCTCCGCTTATATTAGATATCTCAGGCAGGCTATTAGCTACATTAACTATATGACTAGTTCCACACTCCCCTACAGTAATCGGGTCAGCCACGCTTCCCAGGTCCTCTATAGCAATTAAGCAAGAATTAGCTAGGTCATATCCTATTAATTCAATAGCTCCTATAGAGGCCCCAACGTTTTCTACCTCATCCATATTATCTAGTACTGATTGAATGGTATTTATATTATCTGACAGGTTTACTAAGTCAGCGGCCTTGGGTGCTAATACTTGGATATCCTCAGAAATATTGCTAACTTCTGCAACTTGCCCGGCAATACTGGCTACTTGAGGGATTTCCGTGCTAATTCCTGCAATAGTATTCATAACCCCTTCTAGTACTACAACCGAAGTAATAGCACTTAGGTTTCCAGATACTGCTAAAATATCCGGTAGGTTACTCATTAGGTCATTAATCTTACCATCAGCAAGCGCAACTATAACTACACTTTCCATATTATTAACTATAGTACCTAGGCTGCCCATATTATCATAGATAGTGTTTAGCCCTACCAGGTTATCAGCAATAGCATTAATATTATCTTGAGACTCTAGTACATCTCGGAGGGAGTTAAGCTCATCAAAAGGAAGATTAGCAGCATTAATCCTAGTAACGGATACTTCTTGGCCTCCACGAGTCTGTATAACTTCTCCCGTACCGAACAGTAGGTCTTCTAACCCAAGTAGTTGGCGGTTAAGATTTACTTTCATTATTGAAATCCTCTATATGGGATGGTATGGCGGCTGAAGGTATTATTAGCCGACATCTCATTATTTTTTGAAGCCTCTACATAGCTATAAAATAACTGTAGTTGCTCAGCACTAAATTGTCTATTCAAAGTATCAGCGTCATATCTTAAGGCTTGCCCAGAGATATAGAATGCTAATGCTTTATCATGGACCGTATCTATCTCTATGTCTTCATCCGGAGAATCTATAGCAATAGTTTTTGGCTTAGCTGTATAAAATATAGCTAAATACTTATACAAGTCAGTTTCTATTTCCTCAGACATAGGTAGATTAAATAGGCCATCGGTAACCTCAATATCAATTATTCCACCATATAGCTGGTTCTGAGTAATAATGTTAGCTGTACCTTCTTTAATCTTAGGGTACATTCTAAAAACGCCAGCTTTGTTATTGCTAAAGATGATATACTTAGGGTCTACTCCCACAGCATCTTCCCAATATTTATCAATTCTATCCATCTCTTCTTCTGTCTTAGCAGTAAGAACCTGAGATTTATACTGGACTCTATCTATGTTAAATACGCTATCGCTAAGGTCATAAAGCCCTATGTTAGTCTCAATCTTAATATAAGTACGTTTCTTTAGTACTCCCGTTTTAGAGATGAACTCTTCTAGCCCGTCATTTAATAAAGCTATTAAAGTATCATCATCCCATCTACTCGCTGAGGTATCAGATAGAGCTCTACGAGAGCGTAATAATATGTCAGAAACTCTACCCATTTTTAATTTCCTGCTATTGGATTAGTTATATAGAGCCTCCTAAGAGGCTCCTATAATCAATCTGTAAATTGCCCACACCCGAGTTCAGTCTCGATGTACTCCATTACGATTTTAATTCTACCGTTCTCGTCAGGAGCATCAGCACCAGCCACGACAGTTACTTGCCCGCCAGTAGGAAAGTAAAATGCGTCTGCAGCCCCTGTAATTACCGTTTCGCCTACAACAAGCCCATTAGCAACTACCACATCTCCAACTTTTACATCAATGGTACCAGTAGCTGTACCAGAAGCTGATAATACTACCGCCAATACATAAGTAACGATAGAAGCCTTTGGAAGCGTGAATAGCACATCATCCATAGTGGCTGACGTAGAAATTACGCCAGATGCGAAAACACTTTTTGTTTTCTTTTGGTTATTTTTATCTACAAAAGTTAAGTTTGCCATCTAGTCCCCCTTAAATTTCTACATCAAAGAATACAGAACCGTAGTTATAACCAGCTACTTTAGCTTTCTTGTAATCTTCGTTTTCTGCAATCAACTTAGTGTTTTTAGCACCACACCATACTTCCATAGCTGACTCAGAGAATTTTTCGAAGTCAGTTGCTTCGTATTTATAGTCTGGCATTTTACCCATACCAAGTTGGAATGCACCAGCACCTAAGATAAGTCCTCTAGACTTAATAGTAGAAGCTAAGTCAAAGCCTTCTTCACCTGTCCATACCTTGTTTACTGAGTCATACTGTCTCAGACCCTGGATCTCAACTCCCGTGTTGTCGTAGTTATAATAACCTTCAGCATCAAGGATAGAGCCTTCAGTACTTCCAAAGAAGCGGCTAGCTTCTACGAATACGAATGAACCAATTTTACCTAGTACACCGCTAAGAATTCTGTTTTCGTTTCCTCTTAAGTCTGCATCTTTAAGCAAGCTTTGAGCCCCACCCGATTTGAGGAATTTGGCTTTCAAAGAAGAGTCAATTACCACTAACCAAATCGGGTTACCGTTTTGAAGCATAAATGGTCTCAAAGGTAAGCGAGTAGTAATACCAGTTGGAGTGATATCAAATCCTGTACCGTTTTTAACCACGTCTTCCACATCAAGCAATTGGTCTAAACCAAAGGAAGTACCAAGATCAAACCCGAATTCTGCACCTTGTTGCCCTAAGTCAAAATAAGCTTGGTCTGATGAGCGTACCCATAAGTCAGCAAGTTTTGTACGAGAGTCCATATGCTCGTTGATGGATAAATCTCCGATATTTTTACCGTCAAATTTTGTCCCGTTGTCTACAACGTATCTGTAGTCAGTAACTACCAGCTTGTCGCTGAATTTTTTCTTTTGTTCCCCAGTACCTTTAGCAGTAGTATTACCTTTTACAGGTCTTCCACTTAAATTACCGTCAAAGTCAAAAACTACAGTATGACCACTGTCCGCTTGGTCGTTGTTGCTTTGCATAATAATGCTGTCTCTAGTACGGCCTTTATACGCATCCCAGAAAGAAAGGCTTCTACGCTGAATTAGCCCTTCACGCATCCACGCTTTGCGTTCTAAGTCAGAACCGTAAGCTACTTTACCTGTTCCCATGTCATCTCCTAATAGATTTCATTTTTATAGCTTTGTGCGCTATCTTTACTAGCAGAAGCCTCACTAGGAGTTCTTCCACCTCCAGCATCCTTGAGATTAGGTTGACCCATAGTCTCATTCCCTGTTCCGATAATCTTTGGAGCTTTTAAGTAAGCATAAGCTTCTTCCAAAAACTCAGTAAAAGTAACAGAACCTTCTTCTAGCTTTTTGGTAATTCGAGGAGGAACATCATACTTAATAACTTCATCCGTTAAAGTTATATCAGGATGGCTCGCTTGAAATTCCGCAAATTCAAGTTGTCTTCTTTCATAGTCAGAAAGTTGTTTAGTCTTATCAGCTAACTTACTTTCAAACTCCTTACGAGCCGCGGCCTCGTATTCATCTAACTTAGCCTTCCACTGGTCAGGGTCAGAATATTTAAGATCCTCAAGCTCAGCCTTAACGTCGTCAGATAGATTAACTGTAGCTTTAGGCTCTACTAGAGATAGCTTAGCCTTTAGCTCAATATTTTCTTGTCTAGATCTAGTATATGCAGCCTGAGTGTCTTTATATCTCTTTTCCCAATCAGTGGTGCTTCCATTAGACTCAGAAGAAACTCCAACTGAGGTATCAGAAGTTTTAGTATCTGGAGTACCCATTGTTTTCCTTTATAATGTTTAGCTATATTATAAGCTATTTTAGTTTAAAGTTTTATTAATCCTGGAGATATCCTAATAATAAAATTCCTATACGTCATACCCTTTTAATATTCTTGTAGACTTATTAAAAGCCTTTCTTAATTTAGAGACAAATATCTCAGCAGGATAGCTATTTTTTATACCAACTGCCATATATCTTATAGCATCTGCAGGGTGGGACCACTCATCATGCACAGGGCTATCTAAAAAGACTTGAAATTTTGTATCATATTTCTTTCTATAATTTTGAATAGTGCCTACAAATAGCTCACAACTACTGTCTACCTCTATATTTTTGAGCATTTGACGTGTGGCCTCTATACCATCAGCTATTCTATGTTTAGTGACCAAGACTGGATTAAACCCAAGCTCCTTCATGGCCTTCCACCTAGTCTTATCAGCTATCAGCTCCCTAACTTTGGAGTCATGAGGTACATAATCAACTCCGTATTCCCATCCATATTTCTTTGATAGCGCCTCATATACCTCCCTATAATGCTGTAATCCATGTCCGCTATTAGCATATTCTCCTATTACCTTTGGTTTTTTATCAGGATGCAGCTGAAAGAAGAAAATACTGAAGGTGTCGTTCATACCTAAGTCCATAGCTGAATGAACTAATAGGTTGGGGTCATATAGATTAGGACGTATTTTCAGCTTTTCATACTCATGTTTATAGTATGCCCCTTCTATGCTCTGTTCAAAAGCCTCTTCTGGAGTAGTGGGATACTCTCTTTTCATATCAGTACCCAGCTCACTTTCCTTAGAAACATACCACCATTTCTGAGTATCAGTAAGAACTATATTAAGGGATTTTTCTATATCTGAGAAGTAGCTGGCTAAATAATTTGGTATCTCTACCTCATGGTCTATATTACAGTCAGGGTCAATTACCCAACTAAGAAAGATTGGCTGAAAGTCAAAAGGACCAAGCGGAAGCCCTCTTTTAACCAGCGAAGTAGCCTTTTCCCAAATCTCCCAAAATAGTCCAGACTTACCTTCTGACGTAGACTCTACTGTAATCTTGTTATCTTTACCTACAGCCTGAAAAGCCCCCGTTTTAAGCTCTTTAGCTTTATCAGGAAACTTAGCAGCAATCTTCGCAAGCTCCGATACGTGCAAAGCCTGGAGTGTATCCCCACGGAAGTTACCTATTTTAAGTACCGAACCATTATTAAAACTCATCCCTTTAGAGTTATTAGTAACTATTTCAAGCCCAAACAAGGCCTTAATATCCGGATCTAGTTCATTCCACATTAGCTCAGCCCTAGCACTAAGTTTCTCAGACTCATCCAAACCGTAAGACTGGATACCCGCCTGATATCCAGGCTTAAACAAACAGTCATCTAGGTTATAAGCTAGAAATAGAGTAGATATACCCTGCTGGCGCGTCTTCAGAATAATCTTCTTAGCGTGATTATACTCTGTAATAACCTTTAGCTGTGCAAAGTTAAGCTTAAGTTTCCGCTTCTTACCGTTCTTATCGAGAATGGTATAGAGATTATTCATCCTCCATAGCTTGGAAGATAGCTTATCGTTAATAAAGGCCTCTTGTTCAGGAGTTAGTACCAGCTCCCGAGACTCGTAAGACTCCCGTAGCTTCTTTAGTGCCCTTTCCTCCGAAGCGGTATACTCCGCGTTTACTTCCCAATCGCTAGCAGTCATCTTTAAACCTTTGCACCAAGTTCTGGATTATAAGATTAACAGTTGGAGCGTCATTGCCTTTCTTCTTAACCAGCTCCCCCGCCTCAATATCCTTGAGAATACTCATCATGTCTTTAACATCTTTCACGGGAACATTCTCCAGGTCAAGATCCTCAAAAAACCCCTTAACAGCATTCAAGGCATTTCTCTTAGCTATTAGAATATCCACCATAAGATCATCTTCGTCTTTATCTATATTGTCTAGCGGTATGGATGGCGCGACTTTGACTGGTTCAACTACTGGTATAATGGCCGGCTGTGTGGTAGTGGCCGAGGTCTTATTCCATTTAGATATATCCCCTAGTTCATACTGCTCTATGTTATATTTGTCGCATAGTTCTTGTATACTTAAGGGAGAGGCTTCAAATTCTGCCTTTATGGCTTTTCTTCTTATAGGATTTAGCATTAAGAGTCCTTTTTATTTAGGAGGAATACTACCATAAAAATTTTAAATTGTCAATGATATCTTTCGATTGCGGTATAGCAATTTATAGAAGTTTATGGATTTTTGTAGATTATCTGGATTTTGGTAGATTATTTGGATTTTGGTAGATTATTTGGATTTCGATTGCGTAGCTTATGTGAGGGAATTTGTGATATTTGGTGAGGTCTATTTCGATTGCGTTGGTTTTAAAAATCTAGCAGAGTCTTGTTCCGGTTCGATGTACAAATTTACAAAGCAAGATTGTCGGTACCCCGTCAGCTATATTCTAGTATACACTATCTAACAAACTCCAACAACTAACACTCCATAACAACTAACCCTCCATAACAACTAACACTCCATAACAACTAACACTCCATAACAACTAACAGATAGCAACAGCCTAGCAGCTAACAACTAACAAACTCCAACAACTAACAAACTCCAACAACTAACACTCCATAACAACTAACACTCCATAACAACTAACACTCCATAACAACTAACAGATAGCAACAACTAACAAACTCCAACAGAAGCTAACAATCCTCCTCGACTCCATAAGCAGAAATTGCCTACATTTTACTCACGGCTCAAAATAATCATTTTAAGCTGCCTAAAAGCCACAAACCTCCTCGAATGAGCATTACTATTCACTGGACCTCCTTTGCAATTTTGTAGATTTTGGTAACACTCCAAGAATTTTAGTATTAATTTTATTGACATTTGAAACAAATTTAGATATTTACGCGTGTACATTATATAAGGCAGCAAATTTTGATTACATGCAATTATTTGCATTATTTGCATAATTATATTAGCCATTTTTTATTTTGCTAAAAAACCTTAAGAGATTTAATGAAATTTATTAAAATTTTTCCTAAAAACTATTGACATTAGTTTTAAAATCTTATATAATAGTACTGTTCATTTAATAAATGACAAAAACTTAAAACAAGCCAAAGGCTTAAGGAGACATATTATGAAGAAGTTAACAAAAACAAAAGTTTGGGGAGAAATCCTTTCAATCATCACAGACACAGTTGAAGCAAACACAGAAGCTTTTAAAAAAGGTAAAGATGAAGCCTTCCTTGAGGCTTTAACCGATGCACTTGGAGCCAGCTTTAAACCGGCAGGAGGAGGCAAAACTTCTACAAAGGTTTTAAGTGATGGTAGAGTATATTGTAACTATTTCGAAGAATACTTGGAGCCAAGTGAGTTTAAAATGAAGTCCTCCAAAAAACTTGACGAAAATGGAAACCGTATCAAAACTTACAAGGCAAACTCAATCAGGGCCGAGGAAATCCTCAAAAAGCTTGCAACCCTCAAAGGTACAACTGAGAGCTTAGCTATGGAGTACTTGAGGGCTGGTAAGATTAATGAGGAGCAATTCAATGGCCTCCTTGACAGCCTTGATGAAGCTATGGAGACAACTTATGAAAGCCTCTCAGATGTCCCTGCAGTACCTACAATTTTCAAACAAGCAGGAGTTGAGCTTTCTTAAAGCTCGGCTTCTCAGGAGGACTACCATGGTTATGCTTAGAACTATTATATCATCGGTTTACTTAGTTGGTATGCTGGCAGCAGCTGCCTTCGCTCACACACTATTAGGAGGATTATAATGAAAACTACATCAGAACTAAAAGACTATATTAAAAAGCTTAAAGCAGCTTATGTTAACACAAATAAAGACCTAATGGAAGCTAACCTTATAATCGAAGGCCTTGTCGATGATATTGATGGACTCCAGCAGAGAATAGCTGCTCTTGAGGAAGAACTTGAAGCCTCCCGCATAAACCTTACAATACTTATTCAGCTCTACTGAAAGTGGGCAGTAATCTGCTGCCTGCTGTAACTCATTTTAAGCCATATATTAGCCTCTTTTAATGTCTACCATTGTAATCCCTTAAACTACTGTAAATTTGCCCTAAAACTACGCTTAAATCTGCTTAAATCGACACGTTTTTGAACTATCTACTTGGAATTTTAGTATTTATAATATTTTAGTAAAAATAATCTACAAAATCTATCAAAATCTATAAATCTAATAATCCAGATAAAAAAAAAAATGAAAGTAAAAATTTGATGAAATACAAAAAAGTGGATTTGGCCGATTTTGCCTGATTTTTAGAGTTTTTTTGGATTTTGGTGGATTTTGTTCAAACATAAATTTCAAAATTTCACCATAATTTTATTGACTTTTAAACAAAAACTAAAAGCCAAAACCACAAAACAAAAGAATTTTTCAAATTAATATAAAATTTATAATTAATTGGATACAATACAAAAGCAATAAAAGGAGACCAAATGAAATTAACAAAATACGAACAGCAGGCCCTAAAACCCCTACTCAGGACCCTTTACAACGGCCCACTAAACAAAACCCAACTATCAAAAAAATTTTTTCATGCCACGCACCTAGTCCAGCTGAACGACACCGGCCAGCCCGAGGACCTCCATTATACCGACCCAGAACTATTAGCTAGCTTAGCCATAGCTCAGACCACGCTGGAGTCGATGGACGAAGAAGAACTCATTAGCTATATATCATCAGCCAGAAACAAACTGGAAAACAGCCCCCGAACTACCCATATGGCAAACTATCTACCTGAAATAGCTATTTTAGCCTTAGTTAAGTCGGGGATACGCATGGGAAGACATCCTAAGGCTGCCTTATATTACCAAGACATTTCGCTCATAGGTGAGCCTACTCAAGCCATCATGGCAGCACTAGCTTAAGGATTATCATGGCAAAATATACCAAAATATTTAAAACTATTCCCCTTAAAGGCAAAAGGCTTATAAGGGATGCACAGACACTAAAGAAGCTGGTGGTTATGGCAGACGGTTCACTCGTATCCGTGGGAGATGTAGTTAAGCAGGCTGGGTGGGATACATCAGAGGTCGAGGCAGATATTCTACTAGCCGATACAGGCAAGAGTGGTATCATAGCAATAGATTTTGACGGGCCTGACGGAGAGCACTACTTTCACCATGCCTTATCACTAGATCCCGACTGTAAGTATGTGGCTAGGGGAATAGGTAAGGGAGGGGGACATCTCATATATAAAGCGGGAAATACAGAGATGCTCGATAAAATTATATCCTCTGACAACGGGTGTAATATTACCTCTATGGACTTGCAACGCGGTAGAAAGCTGATATTTCTTGCTACTCCTGCTAATGAGACCAAGGAGCTTCTTACGGAGCCGCTACAGAGCTATGATGAGCTTACATATATGCCCGAGATTATTCAGCTGTATATTTCAACTATCTACTTACAGCAGGCAGTGGCTACTTCAGAGCCTCACTCGGCAGCTAATGACAGCACACACCGTGACTCTAAGCTATATTACATAGTTAAGGACGCCATCGACAATCCCGATAGATATAACCATAGGTTCTTTAATATCGTCACTACGAAGGAATATAAGGATATTCTGAGCAAGAACCAGAAGCACCTGGATTATCCACTGATACCCGACAATCTTCCTATGGAGGCTTCTGCCCAGATGTATCTTACTAGTATTGCTACTATCTTGGGAAGAGACCCTTCTATAGATGCTGATAGCTTCTCTCGGGCGTTGCACTACGTCAATAGCCTCTTCTCGAGCCCGAAGCCAGACTCAGAGGTTAATAGCATAATTAAGTATATCACTTCGGGAAATAGCAAGATAAACGGGGAGCCTGTATGGCAGTATAACCCTGAGTGGTCGAAGACAGGGCTGGTGTATATAGACCATGATGGAAGCTCCCACGAGGTGTTTATGTATACTGACAGAGGACAGAACTTTTATCTAGACCATAACCATATAACTAATGATATAGAGACTTATAACTCTGCAGGGGCTTTGGTAGATAACATAAAAGCTGTATCTAAGGCTGCTATAAATAAGGAGAAGGTGCTCAATAGGGTGCTTAAGGTAAAGATAGTTAATGACCCTATAAGAAGCTTTGGGATACACCGAAACGAGTACGGCAGTGAGTTCAATATTTACCGCTGGTCGGAAGAACAGGAAATACTTCGTAACCCTGAGCTTCACAAAAATAATTATAACTACCCAGAAACTACTCTCAGGTTTCTAGAAAATAGCATGGGCAGGGATAAGCTATACGACTTCTTTCTTCCGTTTATTAAGAGAAAGTTTACAACTTATGACTTTAGTCCACTGGTACTGGTATTATACGGGCCTCCCCACTCTGGGAAATCTGCAATACCTGAGGGAATACTCGCACCTCTGACAAACGGAAGGTATATTAACCTCGGGGCTGAGGTGGCTACTGAGAAGTACAATGACTGGATGCTTAATAAGGACATAGTGTTTATGGATGAGATACATCATAACCGACACGACGTGCTGGAAAAGCTCATAAATGTCATAAACCGTTCTCCTAAAAAGCTTACAGGTATACGTGCTATGAACGTATCGGCAAGCTCAGTGGCTTATGATAACCGCATAACATATATAGCAGCTTGTAACTCAGTTACACCCCTAGCCACTGAGTCTGGAGATAGACGCCTCGTGATATTAAGAAGTAGGTTACCTGTGTCGAAGGCATTGGGACTGCCTAATAATGTTATAGAGAAGAACATAGTTAGGGAGGCAAAAGACTTTGCATACTTTCTGGCTACTGAGGTAAAGCCACTTGAGCACGCATTATATATCCATAATGGTTGGCTAAAAGATGCAGACTATAAGGAATATATGCAAGGTTCCCTTGACTTTAACAAGGCTTTAACAACTGCAATAGTTAATGAAGACTGGGTTAACTTTGAGAATACTCTATTAGATAAGCATATTAGTCTAGATGATATTAATAGGTCTACTCATTGGAATAAAGACAAGGGAGAGATACAAGTGAGGCTGATAAATTCTTCTGAGTCTGAGGCTCACTACCCTGCTCTACTTAACGTTGGTAATGTGGACATGAAGAAGCTAATGAAAGAGCTAAGGGAGTGCCATAGCCCCAATATAATGATACGTAGGGATGATAGAAAGGATGGTGTTAAAGCTTCTAATAAAAAGACAGTGGCTGTTTTTAGATGGGATGACTTGACTGAAGAGTTTAAGGCCCTCTTAGAAAGTGATACAGCTTCTATAGCGCCTATAATGGAGGATTAGGCTTTTTAAATTTTAATAAAATTTTTATTTAACTTCTGATATAATATTACTATAACAAATAAATGCTTAAGGAGCAAAAATGAATATTTTCGTACTAGACAAAGACCCTTTTATGGCGGCACAAGCCCACTATGATAAACACGTAGTGAAGATGCTACTTGAGTCTGCACAGATGCTATGCACAGTTGCTAACAGCCTCGGCTTTAAGACACCTTATAAGCCTACTCACAGAAACCATCCATGCACCAAGTGGGTGGGAGAAAGCAAACAAAACTTTGATTGGTTACTTGACCTAGCTATATTTTTAAATGCAGAATGGAAATTGAGATATAATCACCCTAAAGACAAAAACCATAAGTCTATGCAGGTTTTATTCTATGGGTTTGGCTGGGATAAGGTTAGGAAAAAGCTACCTGATATTGGGCTTACTCCTTTTGCACAGGCCATGCCAGAGGAGTTTCAAGGACCTGATGCAGTTGAAGCCTATCGTAAGTATTACATGAAAGACAAAGCTCACTTAAAAGCTTACACTAACAGAGAAGAACCTGAATGGATGAAGGAGCAAACAAATGTTTAAAGTACCTGATACTCTTGTAGAGAAAGAGTTTGAAGCTATGGTAGCTAAAATTGAAGGGCTTGGATTTAAAGTTACTTATAATGAAGATGACTTATGGGAAGAGGCTCTTATCAAAGCCACTGACAGATACGTAGATATGTGCGAGATGAAAATTGAAGAAGCCAAAATGGAGAAGGTGAAATGAATAAGTTAGATACGCTATTAAAGGCCATTAACCTAGCCCACTATGACAATCTCAAAACAGTTGAGGTAAGCCTCGAAGATTTAGTCCTGCTTAGAAGTACTATACTTGAGCTTCAAGACCAAGCCAAGAGATTAAAAGAAGTTGAGCAAACTACTAGAATTAAACTTGCTCTAGAACAACTAGATAAGCCAGTGAAGCTATCTATTTATGCTTAAGGAGATATAAGATGAAAGAATTACCAAAAGAACTAACTACTGAATTGATGAATTTAGTAATAGGCGAAACGACAAAAGGTGATTTTGAAATATCAAACAATAAACTATACAGCAGGGGTAGTTATGTTGAAAATCTAGACACTCTAACTAGATTAATGAAGGAATGGTGTTTCAATGAGGGGCTTATGTTTGATATTAGATGGCATACAAATCGTAACCCTAAGCGGATTTCCGCTATGACTTACGGAAAAGGTAGTACCTTTTTTACTGGTAATACTGAGTTTGAAACTGTATTAAGTATGACCTCATGGCTAGCTAAAGATAAAGGAGAATAAGATGAGTCAAGAATTTAAAGTATGGGATGAGTAAATGAAGCATGAGCTAAACAACTTAAGAGAGTTGAAGAGAAAGATAAAGAGATGGTGGAGATTTTAGATGCGTGTCAATGGATTTTAGAAATGACTAACGTATGCTATACGAACAATTAAAGGAGAGAAAATGAAAGTTAAGTTACTACATACAAACGGATTAGAGTTTAGCGATAGTGCTATTGGATTATGCTACGACAAAGGTTGTTATACTGATGAAGAGAAGCGTGATAATAGAATTAAGAAAGTTGCTTTAAAGCATAAACACAGCTCAACTATTGAGTTTACCAACTTCATCTTTGAGATTGAAGCAAGCACAAAAGTTCTATTAGAGATGACCAGACACAGAATTGCTAACTATGCCTGCAAGTCCAGTAGATATACTCTAAATAAAGGTGAGATAGTATTTGAGGAAACGGGAAATAGCGTTATAGATGGTTTATTAGAAGACTGGAGAAGGAATATTGAAGCTTGTGTAAAAGCAGGATACTCTAATGAGCATACAAGCTTAATGCTACCACAAGCCTATCAGTATAGATGGCAAGTACAATTCAACGCTAGGAGTCTTATGAACTTCCTAGAACTAAGAAGAGCTCCATCTGCCCATTATCATATTAGAGAGGTTGCAGAAGCTATGTATAGCTGTGTCCCAGATGATATGAAATATTTATTTAACGAAGAGTAAGTTATGGGATGCTTATTTCCATTCTTAATTGCTTTATTAGCGGTATTCATAAGCCCTTGGTTCTTACTAGGATTTATATTTTGCTAAGGAGAGAAAATGATAAAAGATTTTCTTGCTCAAAACGATGAGCTAGAGGCTTTCTTAACAGGGCCTGCAGGCTCTGGAAAAACTACCCAGCTAATCGAATATGTTGAAGAACTAAACAAACTTAACGTGATTTATAAGGTAGTTGCTTATACCCATAAGGCAAAGGGCGTACTTCAAGAAAAGCTTCCAGAAGGTACTGACATTGCCACTTTACATAGCTGGCTTAAGAAAAGACCAGGTATAAATGAGAAAGCCAAGCACTTAAAAGCATTACTGACTACCGCCCAGAGAGGTAAGCCAGAAATGATTGAGCTACTAATAGTTGATGAGTTTTCTTTCATAGGAGAGAAAGACTATTTTAGCATAGGGGAGCTACAAGACCTTCTAAATCTAACCCATAGCTTTTGTACAGTCTGTAATAGTTCTGATATTACTGATGATGGGCTGACTTGTATTAGCTGCATGGAAGCTGATGGTACTTCAGGCAATATAGAAGAATTTACACTAAATCCATTGAAGGTACTATATGTAGGAGATTTAAATCAGCTTCCTCCTATTGATGGTCCTTCTGCGGTAGAACCTCACGGACCTTTCTGGACAAAGCTTACAAAGATACATAGGACTGCTTCTCCAGGGCTAATGAGACCATTACAAAAACTAGTAGACATTATAGAAGGAGGCATTCCCATGTCTTATCTAGAACCTACTAATGATTTTATTAGAGGAGTAGATATAGATAAAGCCTATGCAAATGACAGTAAGTCTAAGATAATGTTAGCTTTTACAAATAAGGCAGTGGAGGACCATAACTCGGCTATACAAGGAAGAAAAGAACCTGAGGTAGGAGATTGGGTTTATATACCTACCTTTGCCAAATCTGGGTTTGATAAAATGCAAATAAAAGCCGTTTATAGCCAGTATAATGGCAGTATAAACACAGTCAATGGTATTATAAATGAAGCTACAAAATTTAATCCCGTGGGCTTTTTAAATGGCTTAAATTATATAAAATTTTATCATTTTACTAATGGAATGACAGTGGCTGGAATTTTTGGGAGCTATCAAAATAAACTAATTAGAGATAGATTGGGAAGACAGTTGGTAGAAGCTAATAAGCAAGGGAAAAACTCCAAGGCATATTATAGAGAGTATAAGACTATTTCTGATTTCGTAGTTACTATGGATTTTACCCACTGTATGACTATTCATAAATCACAGGGCTCAGAATACGAAAACGTATACGTGGATAGTAAAGATTTAGGAAAGTGCCTTAGTTCTAGTGATAGAGTAAAGCTACTTTATGTTGCGATATCTCGTGCTAGGTCCCAAGTGTTTTTAAATAATTGAAGTGATATTAAGTAGATATTAAAATTTAATAAACTTTTAATATTGCTTCTTGTATAATTGTACTATCAAATTTAAAACATTGTTTTAAATTTATAAATTCAACTCGGGTACGGATTACCCAAAAAGGATATAAAATGGCAAAGGTTTCTTTAAAAGAAAGAAAAGAAAAATTAGGTTTGATTTTGGCAGGTTTTGTTGAAGCAGGAGTACTTACTGAGGCTCAATCAGCAGAAATCTCTGGCGTTTTCGGTTCTCAAGCCGTTTCTACAAAAGTAAATGAGGAAGGTCTTGTTTTTTGTAACTACTTCGGTAAGTATATGCCGGCAGAAGCTTTCCACACTTCTACAAAAGGTAAAATTGACTCTATGTCTATCGAAGGTAAGAAGTTGCACCGTACTCAAAAATCTATGGTAAACAAAGCAAACAACGAAGTGCTCAAACAATACCGTGCTGGAGAAATTACTGCAGAAGAGATGGATACTTTACTTAAAGCTATCGAGAAAAATGCAGGCCATAAGTTCCCAGAAGGTACTGCTGCGATCAATGCCGATTATCCTTTCGAGGTATAATCTAATCTAGGCTTCGGCCTAGTAGATTTATTTGAGGTCCTTGGTTAGTTCGCCTCCTTAAGCAACCAACTTCATTCCTGACCAAGGACCTCTAATAAGTCTACTAAATATTCTTTATTAGACTGACCAAAACATTTCTAACACATGGAGAACACAGATGGCAAAAGGTACTAAAGTTAAAACGAAAAAAGGAAACCTAAAATGGGTTTTCATTAAAGGTGAGGGACGTAACCAAGCTCGCCCTAATCAACCTGAAAAGATGATGTTCGTAGCATCTCTTGTTGTACCCAAAGATGGTGCGGTTCACAAAGACATTAAACGTCAGATTGACGAAGAGTGGGCTGCTTACAAAGCTCAGCATGGTGTAAAGGGTTTACCAGCTTCTAATGGTATTAAAGATGAGATGATACAAGACCCTAAAGGTGAGATTGACCCAACTACAGAGGAAGTTAAAAAAGTTCCAACTGGTAACGTAATTATCACGTTTAAAACTAAAACAACTTGGCCTGACGGGAAGCCTCACGAAATTAAGGTATTTGATGGAACTGGTAAAGATATTACCAAAGCCGTTCATGCAGCTCCTTGGTCTATTGGTGAAGGCTCAACCGGTGTTTTACACGGTGTAGCTGCTGGTAATGATACTGGGGGAAACCACAAGGTGACTTTATACCTTTCTGCTGTTCAGCTTGCAAAATTAGTTAAGTATGAAGGTACTGCTATTGATGCTGATGTTCTTGATGACGCAGAAGATATAGATTTAGGTGATGCTGTTGCTGCTATCGATGAGGCAGAGTCTGCTACACCCGATCTGTAATTAGGGAGGCTTTGGCCTCTCTTTTTATTTATCTACTAAATCTATTGCGTAGGAGCAAACAAATGTTACCATTTCAATATAAATACGTCTCTTCTATAGACCAACTTCCTAACTTCTCCCCAGATTATCCGGTATTTGCAGATATTGAGTCTGATGGGCTTTATATTAATACTAGAGTTATTCAGTACTATCAGCCAGAAACTGACCCTTATGTTTACATTCTGGATGTAGGGTACTTCGGAGAACACACTAAGAATGCTTCCACCACTAATGCACTCTTCAAAGCATTGGGAAAATCGCATGTAGCTAAGGTAACCAGAAAACAGATAGAAGAGCTGCATAAACCCCTATGGTTAGTTTGGTGGAATGGGTCTTATGACCAAGGAACTTTAAGAGTAGGCTCTAAGAAAGTAGATGACTTATGGTATATGGCTAAGATAGCATTACCAAAATTATCAGAATTTAACCTTGACGTAGTCACTAATCACCTATTCCCTAAACAAAACTTCTATGGGGATATAAACAAAAAACAAATGCACAAGGCTAACTGGGCAGCCGCAGTACTTGATGAGCTACAGCTAAAGTATGCTGCTACTGATGTATACGTTATGAAGCTTATCTGGGACAAAATATACCCTAAGGTTAAGGATAACAGGGCATACCAAGTAGATAGCTTAAACCTTGGGTATGCAGTCAGATGGCAGCAAAATGGTCTTAAGGTTAAAGAGTCTGTAAGAAAAGCCACAGAATTAGAGTACCAAACAAAACTAGCTGAGGTAAAAACCAAGTTTCCCGTTGAGCTAAATGTAAATAGCTTTCAACAGGTACGGGCTTTATTGGCAGCTTATGATTTAGGATGGGATGTTTCTACTCCTGAAAAGTGGAAGTTAGCCTTAGAAAAACACAAAGAGAATCCGGTTGTAAAAGAATCAGATGAAACAGCCTTATTAACCAGAGCTGCTAAAGGATGTCCATACTCAGAGCTTATCCTAGAAGAAAGAGGAATTATAAAAACCTTAGGTTTCTTGGAAGGTTACAACAGAGACAGAGTATATTCTCATTATAATCCTTACGGAGCTAGAACAGGCAGATGGGTCTCTAAAGGAGGAGATAGGGAAGAAGCTGCAAACCTACAACAGCTACCTCGTAAACTTAAAAAAGTATTTGGTTTTGAGGAAGAAGATGATAGAGTATTCGTTGGAGCTGACTTACCAACGGCTGAGCTAAGGCTTATTGCTGCTGTGTATGGAGAGCATACAATGGCGGAGTGCTTTAGAAATGATATAGATATTCACTATCGTACTGCATCTAATACCTTAGGTAAGCCTATAGACCAAGTTACTTCTGATGAACGTAAAAAGGCCAAAGCTGAAAACTTTGGATTATGTTATGGCATGGGGGCTGATAAATTCCAGGCTTATGCCTTTACTAACTATGACATCATTATGACCATAGAGGAAGCAGAAGCAAGGAGAAACTCATGGATGGCCGCTTACCCTGACCAAGCCCGATTCTTAGATAAAATTAAAAAGGACTTCTTTAAAGGGGACCTTGTAGTTAAGACTTTGCTAAATAGATGGGTAAAGCCTGATATGTATACCGATGCAAGTAATATACCTATTCAAGGAGGGATTGCAGAAGTTGCTAAAATATGGATACACTATCTTCATGTATTAGCTAAGGAGGAATATGGAATACGTAAGTTACCAATCATAGTGGATAATAACAACATAGTATACAACATGCCAGTAGCTAACTTTGTGCATGATAGCTTAACACTTGAAGCTCAAAATAAAGCAGAAGCTGATGATTGGAAAGACCTGTTATACCGAAGTTGTGATAAGGCCTGGGATTACTATATGAGTTTACCAGGGATCCTTATTAGAGATATACCAATGCCTTTAGAAGTAGGAATTGGAAAAAGCTATGGCGATGCCAGCTAAAGGAAAATACATGGAAAGTTTAGACCTAGTAATAGAAGAAGATGAGATATTTATAGAGATAGATGCGGCTGGTAACTATACTCCTGAAAAGCATGATAAAGCTATTATCATAGATGCAGATACCATAGCTTTTGCTGCTTGTTCTGTATGTCAGTACGAAGCCGTTGATATCTCACCTGATAGAGAACATGCCGTATATGATGAGTCACTTGGGTGCTTTAGGGACATTAACATCGATGAGGCTGTACTTCATGCCAAAGGTAAGGTTGAGCTCATCCTAGAAAGGATAGGAGGTAAAAAGAAAAATACTGAGCTACATTTTACTATGAGTAGAGATAACTTTCGTAATCAGCTACTTAAGGAAGCTTTTCCTAATAATCCCGAGCTATGGTACAAAGCCCATAGAAGTGACAGAGAAAAGAAACCACCGGTTGGGTTAAGTGCTTGTAAAGAACAATTAGCTATCCACTTTAAAAGCTTTTACTGGCTAAATATAGAGGCCGATGATGCAGTGGTAGAAAGAAAGTATGCGCTTAAAGACAATGCTATTCTGGTATGTGTAGATAAGGACATCTATAAAAATACACCTGACTTCGGACAGCCCCACTGGAATTATTATGAAGCCCCTTGGCTGGCTAATCCAATAGCTATGAAGTGGATACCCATGGATGAAGAGGAAGCCTTGTATAACCTATATATGCAGGCTATTATCGGAGACCGGTCTGATAATGTTCCAGGACTTCCTGGTATAGGGCCTAAAAAAGCTGCAGCATTCCTAGAGCTTGGAATGAGTGAAGAAGAACTATGGGAAGGCGTAAAGGCGGCTTATAATAAACACTGCAAGTATGGAGACCCAGAACAGATGGCTATTCTAAACATGAGACTAGTTAACATGAACCAAACTACTGATGGGGAGGTATCTTTATGGCAACCAATGGAAAGCTAGAATGGCCTACTAAGGAGCAGGTAGAAGAACAGATACTAGTACATGGAGTATCTTATACATCTAGTTTCTGGAAAACACTGCAGATACAAGAAAAGCTTGTTTTAACTGTAGAACAGGCTGAGATATACCACATAGTTCAAAAGGCTCATGTAGAGCTAACAGGACATAGTTTACCAGATACTATCAAAGGTTCTATGAAAACTCGGGCTCAAATTAGAAATGAGATCGGGGAAGTGGACGAAACTAAAATAGAAAATGCAGTACAGTCTGGAATGATGGCTAAGCTAGCAAAATTAAGAGGAGAAAACAAATGAGTATGGGAAATAATGAAGGAACAGTAGCTGATACTTTAAAACAAAGAGGGTTAGTATACGGTAGCTATAAAGAGGTATGTGAAGTTAGGGCTAAAATCTTAGATTTACTTAGCAAACATCACGTAGCTGTTACCGGTAAGCCAATGGATGATAGAACTCTTTTAGGTTTTAGTGACGTGGTGCTAAAGCTTGTAAGAGCTGCAGGGAAGCCTGAGTATGAAGACAGTTGGCATGATTTGGCGGGGTATGCTACTTTAATGGAAGATATAGCTAAATCTGGCAAGACTCTTAAAGATGCCTTGGCTATTAGTGACTTAAGCAAAGCATTTGAGGGAGGTACTAAATGAAAAATATAGTTAAGAAACTAAGAGATAGACTGGTAGATACTGGGTATGTAATTAGTACTTCTAGCTGGCAAGGAACTAAAACTCCTCCAGCTATGGTAGAAATACCTCATGTATCTGAAGTGGTAAAAATGCTTGAAGACCCTAAAGAGTTATCTGATGCTGTTAATGCTAAGCAGCCGTGGGCTAATATACACTTCAAAGAAAGAACTCAAGGGTATGCAACTAACCCTGACCCCTCACATGAGATGTGGGCTAGTAGTACCCATGACTATAAATTGGATGATACTAAATTTAGCCATACTTACTCTGAGAGAATGTGGCCTTCAGCTCTTTTACCAAAAGGTATTAGATTTAAAACTGGGGACCTATATACCCTGGTACAGCTATTGCAAAAAGAGCCGGATACAAGACAAGCATACATGCCTATGTATTTACACGAAGACTTAACTGCTGCTTTAGAAGGTGAGAGGGTTCCTTGTTCTTTGGGATGGCACTTTATTATACGTAACGGTACTTTAGATGTTATGTATACGATGAGAAGCTGTGATGCTATGAGACACCTACAAAATGATATCTATTTTGCTAACAAGTTAGCCCTATGGGTAAGAGAACAAGCAGGGCTAGAAGTAAAGATGGGTGTCCTACACTTGGTTATTACAAGCTTACACTGCTTTCAGCAAGACATTGCAATTTATAAAAAAGGATTAATCAAATGAGAGTATTAGGAATAGAAGGAAACATAGGTAGTATGCTTTATCCTTTTCAAGAAGCAGGGCATGAGGTGGTAGGAAACTATGACTCAAGAGGTATAGTCAATGAGAAAAATTTTAAATTAAATTTCCCCTCTTCTGTATTATTCAAATCTCTAAAAGAAGTGGAGGAGTTAACTGATATCGATGTTGTCGTTGCTCAGCCTAGCTGTAGCAAATTTTCCCAGCTATCTAGAAGAGACAAAGACGACTACTCATTTGACGTATGCGTGGACCTTGCTTATTATCTTGAGAAGCTAAAGCCCAAATTCTTTTTTATAGAGTCTAAGCTAGACTATATCTATGAGGTACCTAAAGTGCCAGGCTATAGCTATCAGCTGGAATGGGTTAGTAACTATTATTACGGGAATACTCAGAAAGGTAGAAATAGGCTGTGGGTTATGGGGATAAGAGAAGATATGGACTGGGTCTTTGTCCCTAGAGAAGAAGAACACAAAAATACGGTGGAGAGTGTAATAGCTGACCTACCAGCTAAGGATGATAAAGACTTAGACCACTTACACGTATATAAGCCTTTCTTAAAGAATAGCATTACACAAGAGTACTTAACCCTAGATGAGGCCTTTGAAATGCTGCAAAAAGAAGGAAGACTAAGTTACATAGCTTCTGACGGAAAGATTAAGCATCGTATTAATCGTAAGCTAGCTAAGCGAACCTCATCTACTACTATAACAGGCGGAGGAACATGGTTTCACTGGAGTAAGAAATATCCGCTAACCGTTAGGGAAAAGGCCAGAATACAAGGGTTCCCAGATAGCTTTAGTTTTAAGGGCCTCTCCGCTTCCAAAAAAGATAAAGCCGTGGGTAAAAGCATGCCTATGGAGTTCACAAGATATCTGGTTGGGCTATTGGATGGGTCAATTAAGCCTAAACAACCAAGAAAAATAGTGGCGGACCCACTAAAGCTGGTAATTTTTAAGCAAAAATCACAATTTAAAATAAAATAGGAGGCTAATTTTAGCAAAATAAAAATTAGCTAATATAATTATATGATAAAGCATAAAAACTCCATATAATGTAAATTTACTGCCTTATATGCAATTTCTCATATAATGGCAAATTTACATGACCAAAGGTACTAAAATTTTGTTTTATTTTAATAAAATTTTTATTTTTATTTTGTTATAATGCTTCTAAATAAATACAAAGGAAACAGATGAACCAAATTATCGAGGTAGAAGATGTTAGGGAAGCTGCTATGGAGGCCCTAAAGAATGATAGCAGCCTAACTAAATACAAACTGGCTAAAACCTTAAATTTATCAACGGCCTCCCACATAAACAACTTCCTTACAGGGAATACTAAGAAGACTAGATTAGCAGTTAAGAAGCTATTCTTTACTCGACTTAATATCCTAATTAAGGATTTCAAAGATACGCCAGAATATAAAAGACTTACAGAAAAACCAACATCAGAGGATATAAAAGTATGACAGAATTAACAAGATTAAGAGACCTAACATTGAAATGGTCTAGCGACCGAGGTATTATCACTAATGGTAAGACTATTACTCAAGCCCTAAAGCTTAGTAGTGAAATGGGAGAATTAGCAGGTAATGTATTAAGGCATAAAGATTTTAGAGATGACATAGGAGACTGCTTAGTTGTACTAACTAATATGTATGCATTAGAAGGTTCTGATATCTTAAATAGTTGGGAAGACCTAGTTGTTCCTTTCTTTAATTACCCATTAGAGTTTATAGCGGCTTTAGCTGAAGCTAAGGGCAACCTAGATGATAACCTAGCTAAGCAAAAGCCTATACTAGAAAACATGGGTACCATTATAGGAATACTTAAAGGGATAAGCTACTACCATGAGCTTACTATCATTGAGTGCTGGGAAAAAGCCTATAATGATATTAAAGACCGTAAAGGGTTCTTGAATGAGCACGGAAACTTTATTAAAGAGTCTGACCCTTCATATGAGCTACTATATAAGAAGTTTTTATCTTCTAAGGCTAGCCTATTTGATACAGAGGCTGACAATGCTTAAGCACGTTATGATGGATATAGAAACTTTATCTACTTCCAGTAATGCCATAGTTACTACCATTAGCGCTGTGGAATTCGACTTAATAACGGGTGAGATGGGTAAAGAGTTTGAGGTTGCACTAGACACTAAGGAACAGCTGGACAGAGGAGGGGTTCTGGATGCCTCTACAGTAGTTTGGTGGCTTAATCAGGAAGAAGAGGCTATTTTATCTATGTTAAAGGTGCCAAAGAAAAGCCTTAACAGTGCCTTGTTATCGTTCAATGATTGGTTAAATGGCTTGGAGTGTCCTAACAAAGATTTGAAGCTATGGGGTAACGGTGTAGGGTTTGATAACGTTATAGTTAGAAACCTATACAGAAATTCAGGAATAGAGTTTGTGCTTCCTTACTGGTGTGATAATGACGTTAGAACTCTGGTAACACTAGGAAACATAGATACTAGGAACTTCAAATTTGAAGGGATTAAGCACTATGGAATAGATGACTGCAAACACCAGATTAAATACTGCCATGCTGCTTATAAAGGTATGTAATGATAGAGCAATGTAAAGGTAAGGACCTAATTAAAGTTCCAAGTTCTAAGCTTAACCGAGGGCTATGGTTTGGTGCAACTAAATATGACGGACACTACGGACAAATACATAAGCTTGTAGACTCCGTAGTATTTTATACCTCTGGGGGAAAGCCATTTAAGCTTCCCAAGTTAGAACAGGAGCTAATTACTGCTTTTGGCTCTATGCAATTTGTACTTGAGTATGAGTATAACATGGAAAATACTGGTATGCTTGGAGACCGTACTAAATGTGGTAAGTTAACTACCTATAGAACTAATACAGAGAAAGGCATCTGTAATAGTTCTTTAGAAGGTAAAGAGGTGTTTAGGGTATTTGACATTATTAGTTATGACGGTGAGCTAATAACTACTCCGTTTAGTAATAGGCTTAAAACTCTTACTCAGTTTTCCAAACAGTTCCCTACCAGGATACAACTGGTGGAGTTTGATTGCCTACCGCTTGAAGACCAAATAGCCGATGCTAAGAGATTAGTTAAGCTAGGATGGGAAGGGAAATATATTAAACATCCTAACCATACTTACCAACTGGGTAAGAGGGTCAACGAGGCCATTAAACTAAAGTATAGGCCTACCGCTGATTTACTATGTATAGGAGTAGAACCAGGAGAAGGCAAATACCTTGGTATGATAGGCTCTTTGGTATTAAAAGATAGTGCCAGTAGGATAGTAAAAGTAGGTAGTGGACTATCTGATAGCGATAGGGTAAAGCTACCTAGCCAATTTATAGGACAAGTCATAGAAGTAGAATATGAGCAAATCTTAGATACTTATATTCAACCCACGTACATTCAAGTACGTGAAGAAAAATCTGAAAAGGAAATAGACTAATGAGTAAAATTAAACTAGAATTGCATACAAACGATAATGGCGAAGTTGAAGTTAGCCTCAAAGGGGCATGTACCGTACAGGAGCTAGAAATAGCGACAGGGTTTATGATGATACAACTAGCAACTAGCTCTACTACTGGATGGGAAGTTTTAAGCTCTATAATGAGTGAAATTGAAACTAATATGGCACAAGTAGATGGAAGTAACTAGTAAGCATAGTGCATTTAGAGGTAGTAAGGTACTAAAAGTACTTACTGCCAAAGATGCTGTATTACTTAAAAAGTATATTATAGTTTTAATTGCTATTAGGCTATTAGAGGCTTCTGACAGTAAACTAGTAAACATTAACCAGCTCCACTCTGCTTTACATTTCTGGTTAAAGCTCCAAGGTAAGCGTAACCCTAAGCTAGTGGCAGAGGCTGATGGCATAGAGCATATTATCTGGATGTATACTAAAGATACAGCTATATATAGTATAGGATACCACATAATAGACCCACTAATTTTAAGTAGTGATTTATTATCAGAAGTACAACTAGGCAATGTAATAACTGCGTTATATTCTAGTATTACAGAAGACAGGTTAAAAGAGTCATTTGTTAGTAGACGAATACTAAGACAAACTGCACAGCTAGGTTATGTTATCCTAGAAACTATAGAAAAGTATTTATACGGTAGGAAAAAAGATGGAAGGTTCATAATATGCTAACGGTAAAAATTGAGAGTATTTCTGATTATGAGATACATATAGAAAAAACTATCAAAGATTTAGGATTTTCTCCAAAAAAGGGAGTACTATTCAAAGCCCTAGTTATGCAAGCTTTTAACGATGGAATTAAGCTAACCATGAATAAGCTAGAAGTAGAAATAAAGGAGAGATGATGACTGAAGCCGATTACCAAGCTAAGATTATCAAAGAGCTGGAAAAATTTGGTGGTATTGCAGTAAATGGTATATACACCAAGAAAGGAGAAGCTGATTTACAGTGTGGAATAAGCTGGGGAGGGCAACTTCTACACTTAGCTATAGAAGTAAAGTCAAAAAAAGCCTATGAAAAACTTATGAGCGGCATAGCCGTAAATGACGAAGGGTTATATGAGATAGTTGATAAGTCTAAGCTTGACACTAGAGAGGTGTTACAGTTACATAAGATTAACCGTAACAGGGAGCTGGGAGGCCATGCCTTATTTGCCTATGAGTTTAGTCAAGTATTAGAATATATGGAGGAGAATTATCATGATAACTAGCATTAACTATAGAGGAGTCCATAAATGACTCCTTTCCCCCATCAAATAGAAAAAGCGGAAGAGTGCTGGGCTCACCTAAAAGAAAAAGGTTATGTTTATTTAGCCGGTAAGCCAAGATCAGGTAAAACCTACACTAGTATCCTGGTAGCTGAAAAGTCTACTAGGATTAATAGCGTCTTGGTCCTAACCAAAAAAGCTGCAATATCTGGATGGCATAAGTTCATAGATGGAAATACTCTGCTAAAACATAGGTACTATGTTACTAACTATGAACAAGCCAAAAAGCTAAAAGCCAAAGACTATCAATTAGTTATAATAGATGAGTCTCATAATCTAGGGACACTAGGTAAGCCTTCCAATCGTATCATAGATATTAGAAAGCTATGTGCAGATTTACCTCACATTAACCTTAGTGGAACAGCTTTAGTAGAGTCTCCAAATAGCATCTTTCATCAAATGTGGATATCTAAGTATACCCCATTTAAGTTTAAGAACTTCTATGAGTATTTTAGATTTTATGGCATACCGTATTATATTAAAGCGGCAGGTAGAGATATTCAGCAGTATGACAGGGCTAACTTAGAGCTATTAATGCCTGTTATAAATAGCTTTACTGTATATATGACACAGGAAGATGCGGGAATATCTAAAGACTTACAAGCAATAGATAAAGTCCATTATGTAGAACTAAACCCTACTACTAAAGAGCTATATAATACTTTGCAAAGGGAGCAAGTTGTACAGCATGAGGGCTTAACTATAGTATGTGATACTACTATGAAACTAAGAACTACATTACATATGATGGAGTCTGGGGTTGTTAAGATTGAAGACAAGTACCACTTTCTTGGGAATTTAGAGAAGATTATCTATATAAAAGAGAATTTTGGTGATAGTGAAGATACAGGGATTATGTGCCACTTTATAGGAGAACGTATGTTACTTGAGCAGTTCTTTAAAAAGGCTAAAATCTATTCCTCTTCAGCTCATGCAGAGGGAGTAGACCTTAGTCATCTTAAGAACTTTGTTATCTTAAGTAGTGACTATAGTGGCTCTAAATTCATCCAACGTAGGGATAGAATTATAAATATAAATGGAAGTAATACCCTTATTGTTCATCATATATTAGTTAAGAAAGCTATCAGTGAGCAAGTATATAAGAGAGTCTCCAAAAAGGAAGACTTTAATAACTTTACTTATGAGCCTTACTCACTATAAGGACCTAATCCTCCAGACCTAGCAAAATTTCTTAATTCTTTTAAGGACCTAGTTCCTAGCCTAAAGCTAGGATCTTTGCCCATTACTTCCCCAAGCTTAGCCAGCTCCTCATCAGTCATTTCTGTAATCGGTTTAGCCTTACTCTTCTCGAAGGTATACCTAAAAGAAGTTTCTACCTCTTTTACCACACTATTAAGGCTATCAGATAGCCCTCTTATGAGCTCTGGGTCAAATACCATAGAGTTTGGATTTTTCCTTAAGTATCTAGCAATGTTTAAAGGGAGCTTTAAGCTATTAGCTGCAGATAAGCTTTCAGGGTCTGCCGTATATTTATAAGGCGTTCCCTCTAGCTGTTTCCATACGCTATTATATATTTCTTCACCTACTCCATCTCCTCCGCTTAATCTACTAGTATCCAGTTTTATAAGATTGGAAGAAGGTACATTATAAACTTGAATATCGCCAAGTTTACTGGTTGATTTCTTAATAGAGTCTACCGTACCCTGTTTATCTTTATATGCCTGAGTACCTACCGCGTATTCTTGGATAATATTGGGGTTAAATCGCTCATTTAAGGAAGCTTGTAAAGCTTCTCCAAATAATCTATTACAGCTCATTTACAATCTCCTGATATTTGTTTTAGCTTATATAAAACCAACTTATCAGCTTCCTCAGCTGGTAGCTTTATTCCCAAATCCTTTTCAATTCTACTGATTAATACTTTGGCCTCTCTTTCAACTATGTCATTTATAATAGCCGATCTTCTAGCAGCTTCAGAGTGAACTAGTTGCCCCTCTGCCTGCTTAACTATATTTTCGTACCTATTATTATTGAAGTACTCCATAGCTCTATCAGTAATCTCATTAGGGTTTCTACCTGATGTATCTTTTCTCCATAAATGCTCAATTAGAATATCTTCAGCATTGTCATGTAGCATAGCTGTACTAGGGTCCTTTGCCACCGTTCCTCTTGTAGTAGCATAAAGAACTTCATCTACAGAGTCAAGTACATTTACTTCAGGTTCCCTTGGTTGTTTCCATACAAGCCTTGCTGGTGCTTCCTTCCCAAATACTTCTTTAAATATGGCTTGTCTTTCCATAAACTGATTTTGGAGCTCTTTAACCTGAGCTTTAACGGATGGGTCTTCCATATCAAAAGCTTTAGCCATATTAGCAGAGGTTGCAGAGAAGTCTAGAGGCTCTCTAATGATTCTTCTATCCTTAGGAAGGCTTCTTCCCATCTCTGCAATATTAGCAGCATTAATGGGATTTTCCAGTAGCTTACCCGTATTCTTAATCAAGGCAACAGCGTTGCTATTAGGGCCTGGCTTTAATTGGCTAACATAGTTAAATACCTTGGAAGCAAACCAATATCTAACCCTAACTACAGGGTCATCAGTAAGGTAGGTTTGAAAAGCTGGTATCTCAATTCTACCTGAAACCTTATTCAATACTGCGTCATTTCTAAATAAGTCTCCCATCGCTTTTAGGTTTCTAACCTGCTTTTGTACTTCAGGGGCAGAATTTTTCCAGCTAACCTTTCCAAGCTCTTCAGCTAATAAAGGAAAATGAATAGCCTGGCTTTCCCCTACAGAGCCCACGGAAAATCTGCTAACCATTTGCTTTAATATCGACCCATCTACCTTATTTCTAACACCTTTAGGTAGCTTCTCCACTACCTCATAAAAAGTGTTATCTCCTGCTGAGATATACTTGGATAAGGCCTTAACTACTTGCTGTTCATCGATTCCAGGTTTTGTTAAAGCCTTATATAGTACATTTTTCTCTAGCTGCTTCATCTGAGAGTATTCTGATTTAGCTGTAGCCCAAGATGTAGCCCATTGGTCATATTCTGGTATTCTCTGTTTACCCACAGTAGATATTTCAGTATCTATTGATTTTATAATAGCATCTAAGGCTTGTCTATCACTATGAGAAATAGATTTAGAAGCAAACTTAATCTCATTGACAGTTTGTCTTAGGTCTATTAAATCAGTAAAGCTACGGTTTAAAGAGGTATCCCCTATTTTGGTTAATAAAGCTTCATATCGTTGCTTAGCCATTGGGTTCTCTATCCTAGCTCCTATTCTCTCAGCTAGGGGCATAACTCCTAGAGAGTCATAATCAAACTGATACCCCTCCATATATTTTGCAGGAGCCTCTTTCACATCACGATAGAAATTTTTAACATTAGTTGTATATCTATTAAGCCCTTGATTAACTATCTGCTGAACGTTATCAGTAGCTAAGTTGTCCACCGCCACTCTAACATTTTCTGCCGTATCTCTGATGGATTTTGATAAGTTTGCAGAAGCTGAAGGGTTATATAGGTTAGCTTTATAAGCAATATCTTGCCCTCCAGCTTGGGTCCTAGCTAGTGCAACTAGGGCTTTTTCTTTTTCATTACCCGGAATTTCTCCTACCACTTTTTCCAATCTAGATACTATCTCTCGGGCTTGGTCCTCAGTAACGTTATAATGCTCAAGGGCAGCCTTATAAGCCCCGTTCATATTACCTTTAACCACATAGTCATATACTTTAGCCATGTACTTCGCTGAAGTAACTCCGACTTGTCCAATAGTTAAGAAGAAAGCATCAGCTATCCCTGCATCTATCATCTTATCATAGATAACTTTGTCCTCTAGGTCATTCACTAGGCCGACTTGATTGATTAAGCCATCAGCTCCAGCCCCCAGTGAGGCCCCTAACATTCCTCCTGCCCCTGCATATATCCGTTTAGCCCAAGGTGGTCCCGGGATTAGGGTTGCTAAGGCGGCAGCCGTAAGACCCGTAGTTATCTCACCTTTGGAAGCTAACATAGTTTTTAGCAGCCCTGGTTCAGCTACTACTCTATCCCCATCTACAGATATCATTAGCTCCCCATTAGGTCCGTCGTACCGAGGCTCCATAAAGCCTTGAGCCTCCATCTCTTTAAGCACATGAGACTTTAAGTAGAACATATCAGCTTCGGCACTCTCCCTGTCTTCCGGAGACCAAATGCCAGAGACTTGTTTTAACATAGTAGAATAGCGAGACCTGATGTTTTCTACTTTAGCCTTGGCATCTTCCGCTTCTGAAATCGTTGAAGTTCTACGCTCATAGGCATCCTGAGCCGCAGGGTCTATGGTTGATGTCGTATCCGTATTATAAGCAAAGTTATCAGGAGATACGGTAGGCTTAGTAACCTCGAACTCAGGCATAATTATTTCGGAGTTAGTAGGGTCCTCCGTACTAGATTCTTCTGTAGATCCCAGCTCCCAAGGCTTTTTACTAGGGGTAGTGGCAACTTCCCAAGGTTTCATTAATATCCTCCTGCTTTATTCATAGCTTGTTTAGGCCCTGTTTGCCCATCTAATTGCCCGTTTTGCATAGCTTGAGCCTGCTGTGGACTTAACATCTGAGCTGTCTCATCAATAACAGAAGCCATCTCTAAGCTATATTTATTTTTGAGGTTTTTAACAGCTAAGCTACCTAATTTAAAATACCCAGCAGGATTAACCTGGCTTAACAAATTTCCCATAGGGCCATTTAATACACTGTCAAGTACTGCCTGGTTTTTCTCATCTTCATCGTCATACGCTACACTATCGACAGAAATATCAGCCTTTGTAAAGGCAATCTCAGTTTCCATAGTAGGTATAGGAGCTAGGATATAATTTCCTTCTTTATCTATCAGTGGCTTATTGGTAGCTGGGTCAATAACCTCTTCAAATTCATATCTCATCTCAGGCTGACCGTACTCATCCACTCTACCAGTAGGTAGCATTAGTGGTTTATTAATCTCTACCCATCTTTGCCCTTCAAAGGTATCAGCTATTCTAACCACATCATGTGCAGTAAAATACTGTTGGATTAGATTTAATATATCCCATCCTAATAGCCTATAGAACTGTTCCATCTTAGAAGTAGCATACCTTAAAGCTACTACTGAGGCATTTTGCTGCAGCTTAACCTTAGCACCACTATCAGAGGCATAAGCCATACCTAAGAAGCTATCATTAATAGATAGCAATCTTTGTACTCTATCTAATGCCTTATCTATGATAGTATATTGGTCTAATACTTCACGAGTTAGGTTTTCTATTTTAATCCCGGATAGGTCCTTTACTTTAATAACGGCATTTACACGATTAAACTGGTCTGTAAAGTTTTCTATATTATCTATAGCATTCTCTTCTACAAAAGCCTTTTGAGTATTAACCATCAACTGAATTTTTAGGATAGCCTGATTAATAGCATGTTGAGTGGCCCTTACTTCTCTAAAGATACCATAGTACTCCGCCTTATGTGATACGTTTAGCTTATGTAATCGGTAAGGGTTTTTAACTTTACGATAAGTAATTTCTTTCTTATCAAGTATAGTTTCTCCACTCCAGTAAACAGACCAAGACTTTCCTTCTTCATCTGTAAGTATACTGTGAACTATAAGGTAGTTATCATAAACCTTATACTCTCCCACAAATTCGGCATGGTATTTTCCTACAAACTCAGTATCTTCCTCCCTAAGATGATTATCATAACTGTTTAGCATCTTTAGCTTGGATTTACCGAACATCTCTACGACTTTTTCTCGGCTAACCCATCTATATCTATGGATAAACCTAGCATCTGAATAGTCTTCTAATGCACTCATAGGGTCTGGGATAATCTCCATAGAAGGAACGTGGCTAATATTTATTTTATATTTCGGTCTTTTAAACTCATCATACTCTCCAGTTTCTTTAACTTCAATATAGCAGCACATTAACCCAGTAAGGATTAAGTCCAGCTTAATCTTATCCCCTTCTGCATTGAAGTTATTAGTTCTAAATATATAATCTACTAAGTCGTTTAGAATAGCAGCCGTATCTATATCATCTATTTGTTCTGGGGATACTTGAATATTGTTAACTACGGTTGAATAGTATCCCAGTAGCATACGACCAAACATCTTAATAATATTAAACGTCTCTTCTGGTTGTCCCCTATTGGCTAGGACATTTAACTGAGTATCAGTATATTGTCTGTTATGGTATAACTCTAATATTTCTAGAGCTTCTTCTCTAGAATCCCTAAAGGCTTCATAGCTAAATTTAAAGGAGTCCCTTAATGTTTCAATATCGCAAGTCATTTAATTAGCTCCCAGTTCTCTTTAACTTTAAAGTCTCCGCCTTTAAATTTGTATATTTCACCGTCGTCAGTCTTATAATGTTTACCTGGCTTATATATTGTATCAGCAGTAACTTCATAAGGCATCTCTACACTTCCAAGACCTTCAGCACCAACCCTACTAGGTTTCTTCTTCTCATTAGGTTTTTCTAGGAATTTCCCTAAACTATTAGATACTCCTTTTAAAGCTTCAATACCTCTTCTATATTTAGCGTTATATAGGGTAGGCTCTAAGGTTTTGTTTTCTTCATAAGTACCTATAACTTCGTCAATCTTACCTTTTAGCCCTGACATTTGGACCTTTTGATTTTTGCTCAAAGTACCCATAGAGGCATCAAAACGTTTAACCTCAGCTTCATTTACAGTTAATCCAGATTGTAATTTTAAGAAAGTAGCAACGACACTAGCATAAGCCTGAGCATATTGGGTATCTTTAAGGTCTTCCTCTGTAACATTTCTAAGGCTTTCTGGGACATACTGACTTATTGCCTCCATTTGAGCTAATACAATCCCGGTATTTATGTTAGCATCATTGGCAAGAGCAGCCAGAGTATTTGCCGTAGCTCTAACAGCACCTACACCATCCCCTACCATCTTGCCAATATTAGCAACCAGTTTACGGCCAGAAGTAGTATTCTCTAGTTGCCTGATAACAGTTTCAGCTTCCATTATGTCTTTTTCGTCAAGTGACTCAATATTAAAAGAAGGAGAAGCTAAGTCAATACCCTTAGATTTTAAGTTAGCCTGGGCAGCACCAATATTTTCGATCTGAGCACTACTAGTTCCACCTCTACTTATTAAATAAGCCTTATATTCATTTAGCTCTTCGTCGGTAGCTTCCCCTTCCTCTATTTTAGTCTTAAGGGCACCAAAGTACTGGGCTTCTTGAATACTAAATGGAGTGGTACTTTTATTCTGTTCACCAAGGAATTGTCTTATATCAGTAGGAGTAGCATCAGGGTTATTCTGTAAGTACTCGTCAAGCTTTTGGATATAAGCGGTATTAGCATTTCCTGCTAGTTGGGCTTCGGCCGTTTGTTTTTTCTGTACACCTAGGAAATGTTCTGCTCCCGAACTAATACTTAGAATATCTATGGCTTGCATATTCATTGGCTCTTCTTGTGCCATTCCGTTTATGGTCTTAAGGACTGATAGCTCACCCGCCTCATTACGTTTAATAGTACTAGTATTACCTAGCATTTCTCTTACTTGAGGATATTTCTGTAGGTAGAAATTAGCCTTATCAATATCACCTAACTTAACAGAGGCTATTACTTGTCTAACTCTATCTTGGTTAAGCTCATCTTGTATCTGATTAAACTGGGCTTTAAGCATATCTTCACGAGTTTGCTGTGTATTCTCTGTGAAGTCGTTGTTTAGGCTCATTTGCCTAGCCAGCTGTTGTTTATATTTACGGTCAGCCCCTGCGGTTTGGCCTGCAATAAACCCTTGAATACCTTGACTAAGGCTATTACCTATTGCCGCATATCCCATTGACTGAGACATACTATTAACGTATCCCATAGTGTCCTCCTTACTATTTCATATAGCCATATAACATAGCAGCACTACCTATAGAACTTCCAATAGATCCTAAGGCACTAGCTTGTTGCCCTTGAGCAGCCAATAACTGCTGATTAGCTGCAGCCTGTTGATTAGCATAGACATTACCTATGGTATTATAAGCAGAATTAGTTTGCTGTTGGTTTGCCTGTTGCTGGCCTAATCCAAGCCCTAAGAAGCTCATTTGCTGATTAGCTACAGTAACGGGAGCTTGCATAATAGCTTGAGTTTCTGCCTTAGCTTTATCAAATGCTAGCTCTTTGGTCATAGTAGCACTTAGTCCACTATCTGAAAGCCCTCTCTGAGCTAATTGCTTATTGATAGTATCCTTGGCAGATGAGTAGGTTTGCTGCAAGGCATTTAGGTTTCTGGCTGCCTCGCTATCTGCAGATAAGCCTTGGTAGTAGCTACTTAAGCTGTCTTGAATAGGACCAAAGGTAGCCTCCCACTTCTCCTGTAGTTCTTTAGCGTAAGCTAATTGCTCCCTACCTAAAGTTAACTGAGCATGTGCTGCATAATCAGAAGCAGCAGCCGCCGAAGAAGCGGCATCCTTAGCTGCCTTAGATCCCATAATCCCTGATGCTATTCCGGTAACTGCTACTGCTCCGGCTACCCATCCTCCGCTCATCTATTGCTCCTTATATAATCTATTTTCAATGTTTTCTAAGGTATCTGTCTCATCTACCTTTACTATGTTTACCCATACTAAGTCAGTAATAGCCAGCCCAATTTTTCTGGTGTCTTTCTCAGAAAAGAATTCGAAAGGGGCAGCCACATGGAACGAGTTATCTCCTATGTTAATGAAAGCCTCTCCTTGCATTACTATGTTCATAACAGACTCTTTATGAGCTTTTCCTATAATCATGGTACCAGCCGGGGCTTCCATCTTTCTAACGTACAGTCCGTTTTTTATGTAGTGAGTATACCTAACCCCAGCAGAAGGAAGATTAGCTACCACTGACGCTAAAGAATGGATATCTTCTTCAGTAGATATTAGCTTATGAGTTCCTACAAAGTTAACTAACTCCATTTATCTGCCTTTATATTAATATCTATTATACATTATAAAGTTTTAATTTTTGTTTAAACTTTCAATAATGGCATTAATTTTATTAATAATATCGACATTACTAGCATTAGCTGGAAGCTTAGATATTCTGGTTTTCTTTACGTTAGTTATAGAGTCAAACCTCAAGGAAGATAAGAAGGACCTAACAGCCATCTCATCCTTAAGGTTACGAGGTACTTCTTCAACGGCCATTTTGTCTCCCTTCTACTTTATACTCTATTTCATATATCTCTGCAGTTCCTGATACCTCAAGCTCTAAGTAATAGCCCTTGGAGCCCTGTCTGAGTTTAATCTCAGTAGTGGTTACTGAGGTGGAGTTTAAATCAACATCTGCAAATACTTCTCCATCAATATAAGCTATTACCTTACAGCTACCTAAATATGAGATATATAGGTTCTTATATGTTTTTAACTGAGTAATAGACCCTTCGGTTAATCTTCCAGACTTCCAGATATATTCCTCAGGACTTTGTCCAGATAGCAACTGATATATGTACCCATCTTTATACCCATATAAAGCGTTATCTAGAGATTTAGCATAGCTGTATGCTTTACTCATAGTATATACTTTAGGATTTATCTGGAAGTCAAATACTACGACACCTTCAACATAAAATAGGTAATAGTTATGGTTTAGTACAGAAGCAGTAATAGCTTCAGTTAATCCGTTTAACTTTTTAAATTTTGCAAAATCTCCACACTTCGGAAAAGACAGTAATTCAACATTTACTCCATCTACTGTAGAACATACTCCTGAGTTAGATAACCACACTACCATATTATTAACTTCTCTAATGGTAGCTCCATTTGAGCACCCAAACTCTTGACTAACCATCAGCTTAGTAAAAGATAAGTGGTCATCTCCTACTATTAGATAGATTAAGTTGGTAGTGAATACTAATAGCCCCGCTCTAATGGGATATAGCCCAACTATGGCCTCTTCAAAAGATATATAGTGGTCAGTAGGCCAGTTATCAAACTCTATAATTTCACTGTAATATAGGGTATCTCCTTTAGACCCCATCAACATCCCTTTATAATATATAAGGTTTATTAATCCTCCTGTAGGAGCTTCCAGTGAAGACCTAGTAAGAATGGGATTAGTGGCTATATCCATATCAGCTAAATCATCACTAATAACTTGGGTTTCATTGCTATAAGTACCCACTAAAGTAAAGTTACTTATGTCTCCTCCCATTCTATATAGATATATCTTATTAACCTTGGGGTCGTCGCTTGCTACCAATGCAACCACGGGGTCCCAGTACACCTGTGACTTATAGCTAAGTAAAAAGTCTTGGGTATATGGCAAATTGCTACCAGAAGAATATTCTGCTATTCCGTCTACTTCTCTGACATAGGTAGCTACGTAATATCTATTTGATAGTACCTCTCCGCCTAACGGTACAGTGTACTCTGCTATCTTATCATCATAATCTAGTACTCCTTTAGAAGGTAGTAATACTGATACTAGCATATATCCGAATTCCTCTGGAATATACCTATAGGCCTCTATATTATGAGTACTACTCGTATTGGTGATAAGGATAGTCCCAAACCACCCTTCACCAGAATAGCTAAGTTCTACTGAGTCATAAGATACATACACGCTATCATAATTTCTCTTATTAACTAAAATAAACTTATTCTTTAGCAGTGTAGTATAATTATACCTAGTGGGGATTTGTGGTCCCGCTAATACCGTATCATAATCTAGTAAGTACATGGTATCTAAGTCAACAGTATCTATGGTAGTAGGGTCATCGCTTCTTGATACCTTAAAAGATATGTTACTGGTATTACTTCCAATAGTCATTTCGATGGAGGTAATAGACATCACATCAGATAAAGTTATGTAGCCAGCTTCCCCTGCTACTCCATGGAAAGAAACGTTAAAGCTTCCAGTAGTAGTTAAACCTTTAACGGTAAAGGATAAAGTCCCTGAGCCTATAGGGAGTACTCCATAATGAAGATATACAATATCTAAAGACTCGATGGTATCAACCAGCTCCCAGGTAGATAGGCCTGACGTGGGAGTTATAAAATCTTCAGGCTGAGCTATTCCTATGGATAATGTGCTATCTCCGTCATTTACCATAAGGTTAGTTGGAGTAGTATAGTACAGCTTATCTCTGTACTCTACAAAATTAGTTTGGTTCTCAACTGATACCCACTTGCCTTTAAATTTGGTAAAGAAAGGATATGAAGTAATGGATACGGGGCTATCGGAATTAACCGGAACTATGCTTCCGCTTACTGAGTCGATATTAGAACAGATTATTGCCTCATTAGCCGCTAATAGATGCTTACTTACCCTATTACTAATTCCTCCGCTAAAATCTAATAATTGCATGTTATACCTTAAAGTAATTAATACCATCTATAGTGGTATATAGCATTAGCTCTTCGCTAGCTAGTAGCTTAGCCTCCACGTGAAACCATTGCTTTCCTGATACATTCTCATATATAATTTTTCTAATACCTTTTAGGCTTTCTTTATTACCTAGTATTAGCTCCCAAGCTTTTTCTGGTGTAGTATCTAAGGTAACAAAATCACCTGTATTTCCTAGTTTATGGGAAGATGTGCTACTACCACCAACTAACCTATTTAATTCCTCTCCTCTAAATCCTGAGGTACATAGTAGACGGCCAAGAAAAGCTCTGAGCTCTTCTCCTGCATACCCTAGGTATTTTAACCTTTTCATAATAAGAGGATCTGCCATAGCTTCTTTCCTATTAGTCTCTACAACTTCTTTGAATTGTCTTGAGTCGGTTAACTCATTAAACGAAAAATGTTCAGTCATTCCTCTCCCCTACACGCTTTTATTTTTAAGTTATGTTTATAAACCTCAGTCATCCAGCTATTTACTGCACTGCTATTAGTATCCTTTATTTTTCCTAATACCTCTTGTGAGGGATTAGGAAAAGGAGGACAAACGCTATTTGTCTTTGTGCACCCAGTTACTAGACAAGTAAATATCGTCAATAATGGGATCGTTATTGATGTCTTCATATTTTTTCCTTAGCTCTTCAGCCTCTTCCAGCTTTTTTAGCTTTTCTGAGTCTTTTCCAGACTTGTAAAAGAAAAAAAGGACAATAGCTAATATTGCCCCTTTAATATATTTAAGATACCTTTCCATCGTCTCGCCTTGGGCTAATTCCTGCCTTAGTTTTAACTAATGCGCCTAAGACTTTTCCTACCCAGTTCCATTTTTCCGCCTTCTCAGGAGGCATGATATACACAATAATAGCTTGAACTGCGACTAGTACTGCAATTAGTACACCTATTAACTCTTCTATATTCCCGAGTAAATTTTCCATTACCTATCCTTTAACTGAGATAACTAAGCCAATTAAGGCTGTTATTACTAAACCAAACACTAACCTAACTACCCAAGTAATTGAGCTATCTATTTTATCTATACGTTTATGAGCAGATTTTACTGCTTCATTCTGCTTAAGTAGCGAAGGACACCCTATAACATTCATAATATGGTCGTATTGCTCCTTATTGATCTCAAGCTTCTCTACCCTGCTATAAACCCTCCCAAAGGACTCCTTTAAGTCCTTATCCATATTAGTAAATCGCTCCATAAGAATATTCTGGGTGTTTATGACAGAAGTCATATCCTCTATCTTACGGTTAGAAGTACCAACAGAGGCTGCTAGGGTTTGTATGCTATTAACTAAGTGCTCAATAGACAGTTCCAGCTTATCTATCTTTTTGTCATGGGTAAGTAATAGCTGCTTATCCTCCATTTCCACTTTAGCCCTTTCTAATATATTTTGTGTATAGCTTTACAGCCGCTATCATAGCTTTGGTTTCATAGGTAAGCCCTATCTCAGTAAGCATTTTCTCAAAATACTTATCAGCCATTTGGTAGTCTTTCTTACTACATAAGTAATCATGTACTATAACAGCTGGTAAGTACTTCGGCTTAAATGGAGGTACAAAAGACCAGAAAGGCCTAGGTACATCAGCCCCATTGGTTTCATATCCTTTAGGCACGGTAACATTACCGTACTTATAAGGGGATAAAACCCTATAAGTATTATTAGGGGTGGGTTGTACCTGGGGATAAGTAATCATAATAAGCTGGCCTCTTGAAACATAATATCCAAGTTTTCTTCTGATAGCCCTAGGTTAGTTGCCATAGCGGTAACTAAATGGTCCTTTCTGTTTACTACATTTGAATATTCCCATGCAATCTCGGCTTCTTTATCTGTAGCTATTAAAGCCTCGGCTGCAGCTAAAAGTCCCGCTCTATATAGATAAAGTCTAGCTTGTTTCATGGAAACTTCTTCAATTTTAGTAGGAGCTGTATATTCTTGTCCAGAGTGGAACCCGAAGTTGATGGCCTCTTCAACAGTTAGCAAACCTAGCTCTACCGCTTGGCTCCCATTGACGAACTTCCCTTTGATATAACCTTCACCTATTTTGGCTACCTTAGTATCATCCTCTGAGTCATAAACATATGAGGCGTACACTTTGTCAGAAAAGTACTCCTCCATAAAAGCCGGGTCGGCAACTATAATATCACTTACTATATTGTTTTCTATAATAGCATAATACATATTTACTCCTTAATTACCATCTTATAACCACTTTTCCGGAGCCGCCAGCTCCTCCGA